CAAGATAATTTTTTGAAAGCCAAATTTGCATCATAGTGTTATCTTTTTTAACTGCTTTATCCCACATCTTTTTACGCAAACTAGCTTTACCCTTTTCTCTGAATTGGTCTATTATTTCGGCATAATTTCTATTTAAAGTTCTAGCAGATACATTCAAAACACTTGCTATTTCATAATCAGGGCAACCAATAGATGCTAAATTTTTTAATATTTCTATATCTACAATTATCTTTGGTCTACCAGCACCTTTTTTATTTTTAGTCACATTTGCCTTAATTTTGTCCATTTTCTAACTCTGCCTTTTTTCCTGTAAAGTTCTCCCACCTTTTAATTATTACATCACAATATTTAGGGTCTAACTCCATACCATAACATATTCTTTTTAATTTTTCACACGCAATAAGTGTACTTCCTGAACCTAAAAAACAATCTAAAACAATATCATCAATTTTAGTACTGTGTGTTAATCCTATTTCAATAAGTTCTATTGGTTTCATTGTAGGATGTAAATCAGATTTTTTTGGTCTTTTGTGATTCCATACATTTACAAGTTTTCTGTCATCAATAAAAGATTCGCCTGATTTATTCCACCCAAACCAGCAAGGTTCATATTGATTATGATATTTTCCCCGACCCAAAGTAAATTGATCTTTATACCACATAATTGTTGTTGAATTGTGTAAGTAGTCATCTAGTATTGTAAATAACAATCTTCCATATTTACCTTGAGCACCCC